AAATTATCACTACCAAACCAATATTTAGGATGGATATTGGGAATATCAGGAAAGGGGATAACTTTAACATTATCATCCAAACCATCAGGATGCTCAGTGTAGCAATAAAAATGGTGATCAAATTTTTCATCATTCGTATGCCTCTTTGTCATATTATATAGTTTGTTTACAAAGTGAGGTCCGTATTTGGTACCCCATTTACAAACAATATAATTTACTCTTATCCTCTCCATAGTTTTAATAACTTCTCATCTTTTAAGTCTTCAAACTTAATTTGTTCTTTAGCTTTAGGATCGGGCGTATTATCAGTATTAAACAAACAAAATTTTGCTTCAGGTCTAAATTTAAAAGGCTCAATATCTTCTGGATACTTCATACCTCTGTTATAGCTATATACCCAATCTAGAGGTATGTTTTTCCAAAAATCGCGATATCGCCAATAATGATAATTGTCTGAGCCTTTATAAAAAGTAGTAAACACCATTCTGTCGTTTATAAGAACATCGTGATAGATGTGCTTACATTGCTCTCCGTTCCAGCACATTACACTAGAGTTAAAGAAAGTACCACGCATATCAATAAAAAGTCTGTCGTGTTTTTGTTTTGGATCTTGCCAGGTGGTGTGTACTATGCGAGGTTTGTTAGCTAGTACCTCCAAATCATTTATTTTTCCTTGTATAACAACATCTAAATCCAAGTAACACCATTTGCCAGGATAGTGTAGCCACTCGTATGAATTAAATACGAGAAACTTCGCTCTATCCCAGCAATAGTTTTCCTTGTTGAACCAATATTTAGGATGGAGTGTGCCGTCATCAGGAATATATGCACTATCACAAATTAATCCTTCAGGCTCTTCCGTGTAACATGTAAATGTAAAATCTCTTGTATAGTTTTTTTGAACCATTTTATAGAGATTGTTTACATGTTCAGCGGTATATTTTGTACCCCATTTTATACAAACAAAATTCATCATATAAAGAACTTAATCATTTACTACATTTTGAATAACGTAGTCTCTCCCATACATTAATCCATAGTTAACTAGTTCAGAGCAAATATTTGCTGCTTTGTTATCAAATTCTTCTCTGGGTCCTTGTACTACAATTGAAACAAATTCTCCATCTCTTAGTTTGTCTAAAATTTGATTCGTGTCTTGCTTGTCCCATTCGTCAAAACTGCTAAAAAACGCGGTTGCATTTCTTACTGTTCTTGCTTCCATAACATACTCCTATTATATTCATCTGCTAAGTTAGGAAAGTCTTCTTGTCCATTAAGTAAGGCGATTGTATAATTTTCTTTATACTCACCGCCGGAAAATTTAAATGAATATATTTCTTGTTCAGGAAAAAGATCAAATGTAAAATCTTCATGAAAAAGAAATCTATCATCTCCTGCATACTTTACCATGTAATAGTCTGCATTCTCTCTCCAGTAATTATATATGTGAGATGCGTCTTTCCAAAGCATAACACTAGAATTATAGTTACTGAGATAGTTATAAGACCAATCCTTTGATTTTAAAAAAGGAAAGTCCTTATGTTTCCAATAAGTATAACAAATAACTGGATGTTTGTCAAGATAATTCCACATGTGATCCATGTTTTTTTGTATAATTGTATCTAAATCCATATAAAGAACAGAACCCAGATCATTATATCTTAGTAGTTTAATCTTTTCCCAGTGTCCTTCAGGCTCCCAATCCATATTAATAATTTTAATATTTTTGTTCAAACCAGCAGGATTGTCAGTTACACAAACATAATTGTACTTGCCGTTTGTCTTTTCATAAATAGAATTGACAGCGTTCGCTGGGTATTTGTTACCGTATTTTAATGTTAAAATTGTTTTCATTAGAGCCAATAATTTTTATAAATAACAGAGTAAGAGGATAATCACTAATGGCAACTGTAGCGAACATTGTTATTGATCAAGGAACAACATTTTCCACATCAATAAACCTTTCCAATGATGACGGATCTGCAAAAGATCTGTCTGATTATACGGCAAGAGCTCAGTTACGAAAAAGTTATTATACTAATACTTATACAAGTTTTACAACCTCGAAAGTGAATTTAACAGGAGAGTTGACAATTTCTTTGACTGCAGCACAAACCTCCAGCCTTAAAGCTGGCAGATATGTTTATGATGTTGAGATAGAGTCCTCAGCAGAAACACTTCGAGTTTTGGAAGGCATTATAACAGTAACTCCAGAGGTAACACGATAATGGCGATTAAAGTAACGATTCCTACCAGGAGTGGTGGCGTTGTAACAACGACAACATCAACATCTAAAGTTCAAACAGCAACAAAATTAGAAGGTTTGGCTAATGTTGATTTAGAAGGTGCACAAGACGGTTACACATTTACATATAATGCCGATACTGGTAAATGGGAGGCAACTCCTGTTTCTGGTTTAGCAATTTCGTCAGAAAATATACAAAATTTAGACGGCGGAACATACTAGTTTTATAAAAAATAAAAATTGATGATCTTGGTTATTACTAAAAAATAAAATCTAAATATTTAGGAGAAAAATAAATGGCGACAGTTATTCAGATTAAAAGATCTAGTGGTGTAGCCGCACCTACAACAACTGATCTAGCCGAAGCCGAATTAGCGTATAGCCAAGATGCAGCCAATGACGGTACAAGTGCTATTATGTACATTGAGTCCAAGGACTCAAACGGCACAGCGGTTATTCAGAAAGTAGGTGGTAAATACTACACTGATCTTGTTGATGGAGCTACAAACTCCAACACAGCCTCTGCTATTGTTAAGAGGGATTCCTCAGGCAACTTTACAGCAGGCACAATTACTGCTAACTTAACCGGTGATGTAACTGGTACAGTTAGTGACATTAGCAACCACGACACAGACGATGTATCTGAAGGTGCTTCTAACCTTTACTTTACAGACGCAAGAGCAAGAAGCTCAATTAGTGTAAGTGGTGATTTAAGTTACGACTCTTCAACTGGTGTTATTAGCTTCACAAACGACGCTGGTGACATTGAGAGCGTTGTAGCGGGTACAGGTTTAACAGGTGGCGGCACATCAGGAGACGTTACACTTAACGTTGATATGTCAGCATTTGATACCGATGATTTAGGCGAAGGTTCTTCTAACCTTTACTTTACAGATGCAAGAGCACAAGGTGCTATTTCAGTAGACTCAACACTTAGCAAGTCAGGCGGAGAAATTAGCATGCCTGCTTCTGGTGTTACTGCTGATTCTTATGGTTCTACAACAGCGATTCCTGTTATTACAGTTGACGCACAAGGTAGAATTACAGCAGCTTCTACAGCAGCAATTGCTACATCATTTGATATTTCAGATGGTTCAAACACCGATACAGTTAACGGTGGTGAAACTCTTACATTTGCTGGTACAACTAACGAAACTGAAGTTACTGTTTCTGGTAACCAAGTAGCAGTTGGCCTTGTTACTAACCCAACAATTGGTGGTAACCTAACTGTTTCTGGTAACTTAACAGTAGCTGGTACTACTACACAAGTTGACACCACAAACTTAACAGTAAGTGATCCATTGTTCCAACTAGCTTCTGGCAACAATAGCTCAGATGCAGTAGACATTGGTTTCTTTGGTCTTTATGACACAAGTGGCTCACAAGACCTATACGCTGGTTTATTCCGAGACGCAAACGACGGCAAGTGGAAGCTCTTTAAGGACTCCCAATCTGCTCCTACTACAACTGTAGACACTGCTGCAACAGGTTATGCAGTAGCTACTATGGTAGCAAACGTAGAAGGTAATGTAACAGGTAATATCACCGGTGATATAACTGGTGACGTAACTGGTTCATTATCAGGCGGTACAGTTTCCGGCCTATCTGCTGCTATTGCAGTAGCTGACGGTGGTACAGGTGCTGGTAGCTTTACAGCTAACGGTATTGTGTATGGTAACGGAACAGGTGCTTTACAAGTAACAGCAGCGGGTGCCGACGGTACTTTCCTTGTTTCTAACAACGGAACACCAGAATGGGCATCTACTTTAGACGGTGGAACTTACTAATTGATAATTAAAGGGGGGCTTCGGCCCCCTTACACTGAGGTGGAATGATGGATACAAATACACAACAAAATGATGCTTTAATTAATGAATACATTCAAAGTTTATCAAAAAAGTTAACTGATAAAACAATGGATGGAGTTTTGTTAGAAGCTAAACTTAAACTTGCTAATAAACAAGTTAAAGAGTTGGAAGAATATATTGTTACTTTAAGACAAAGTTTTGAAGATCAACAAGAGGAAAAAAACTCTAAAAGTGCAGATGATGTTTCAGGATTGGTTGAAACTAACGCATTTTTAGAAAATGAGAACGATATGTTAAAACAAGAATTACAAAAGGCGAAGCAAGCAATTAAAGAATTGAAAAATGCCGAGCCTAAAGAAGTTTTAATAGACGACAAACTTAAAACCTCTAATGATATTTTAGTGAAAGAACTTTCACAGGCTGATAAGAAAATTGACTCCTTGAAAAAACAGTTAGCAGAGTACACTAATAAAGAACAGGAGAATTTAAATGGCGATAACAATCAAGCCGAAGAGATCGGAAACAGCGAGCTCAGTACCTACAACTAGTGATCTAGCAGTAGGTGAGATTGCTATTAATACAGCAGATAAAAAGCTGTATGTAAGAGACTCAAGTGATGCTATCCAAGCGATAGGCGGTGGTGTTGCTGTGAATGATGGTTCTACTAGTGCTGATGTTTCCAATATATCCTTTTTGGATACAACATTTGGAAACTTTACAGTAGATACTACAAGTAGTCCAGGAACAGCTATTGTCAGATGTACACAAACAGCTGACTTAGATTATGGCCTCATTACTGATACAGTCATTGGTTATAACAGCGTAGATTACGGAGGGTTAACCTAATGGCAGCGAGAGTTAAACTTAGACGCGGTACAACTACTCAGCACGCATCATTTACTGGTGCTGAAGCAGAAATTACCGTAAACACAACAAAAAACACCCTTGTTCTTCATGATGGAACAACACAAGGGGGATACGAAATTTTAAGAGCAGACTTAGATAATTTACCAGTTAGCGCGGTAGTGCCAGGTTCCCAAGTTGACGCTCTTGATGGTGGGACATACTAGGAGATAAAATATGCCAACAATATTACAACTTAGAAGGGGAACAACAGCAGAACACTCATCATTTACTGGTGCAGTAGGTGAGATAACTGTTAATACTACTAAAGATACCCTTGTTGTTCATGATGGTTCTACACAAGGTGGATTTGAAATTGCCCTAGCAGATTTATCTAATACCAGCGCTATTACACTTAGCAGTTTAAGTTCAGGCACAGGTATTTCTTATAATAACAGTACTGGTGAAATTTCAGCAGATACTGATACTATGGCAACAAAATCCTATGTAGACACCCAAGTACAAAGTAAAGATGCTTTAAGTGAATTATCTGGTACTACAGATGATGTAACTGAAGGTTCAACTAATCTTTACTACACAGCTGCTAGAGCAAATGCTGATTTCGATACGAAACTAGCCGCTGCTGATACAGATGATGTTTCAGAAGGAAGTACTAATCTTTACTACACAACTGCAAGAGCAAATGCTGATTTCGATACGAAACTAGCAGCTGCTGATACAGATGATGTTTCAGAAGGTTCAACAAACCAATATTACACAGATGCTAGAGTTAAGAGCTTACTTACTGTACTAGACGGCAGTATTGTTCCTTCAGCAGACGTTACCTATGATTTAGGTTCTTCTACAAAACAGTGGAGGGATATTTATGTAGGTCCTGGTTCGTTATATGTTAACGGACAACAGGTTGTATCCGATAACTCAGGTACAATTACAATTTCTGCAGACTCTAACCAAAACGTTGCTGTACAGACTAGCGGATCTGGTGACATTGAACTTGATCCTACAGGTACAGGTACTGTTCAAGTTAAAGGTACACTTCAAATTGAAGATGGGCAAAACATTACAAACAGTGCAGGAAACGATATTACATTTGCTAACAACATTAAAGTTGATCAGATTACAACCAAATCTACTGATACTAACCTAGTATTAAGTGGTAACGGTACAGGTAATGTAACTGTTAATGACGACATCAACATCACAGGTAACCTAACAGTAGGCGGTACAACCACTACAGTTAACTCTGAGACTATTAATTTAGCAGACAACACTATTGTTTTAAACAGTAACTTTACATCTGGTTCACCTACAGAAGATGCTGGAATTAGCATCAGCAGAGGCGGGTCAACTGCCAAAACATTTTTGTGGGACGAAACAAATGATAAGTGGACAATTGGTTCAGAGACATTTGTAGCAGGAACAGTTGAAGCAAACCTAACAGGTAATGTTACTGGTAATGTAACTGGTAACTTGACAGGCACAGCTTCTAATGCTTCAACAGCAGTTACACTTACTGGTTTAACCGCAAGTGTTAGTGAACTTAATCTGCTTGACGGTGTTACTGCTAGTACTGTTGAATTAAATTATGTTGATGGTGTAACAAGCAATATCCAGACACAGTTAAATGGTAAAGCAACTAGCGCTCAAGGTGCACTTGCAGATTCAGCAGTACAGAATCTAGCTGATCTTAGCATCTCAGCAACGGCAGCTGAACTTAATTTGCTTGACGGTGTTACTGCTACTACTGTTGAATTGAATTATGTTGATGGTGTAACAAGCAGCATTCAAACTCAGTTAAATGCTAAGTTAGCAAGTGCTTCTTACACAGCAGCAGATGTGTTGGCCAAACTCAAAACAGTTGATGGTTCTGGGTCTGGTTTAGATTCAGATTTGTTAGACGGTCAAAGTAGTGCGTATTATCGTATAAATATTTACAATAGTGCAGGAACATTACTCAACTAAAACGGATAAATTTTAATGGCTATAACTATTAAAGTTAAAAGAAGTGAGACGAGCTCATCCTCACCAACAGTTAGTGATCTAGCTGTTGGTGAGATTGCCATGAACACGGCTGACAGAATTCTTTATACAAAAGACAGCTCGGGTAATATTATTAAATTATCAAACTATGCTGTGGCTGATCCTAGTCTTGTGTTTCCAACAGGAGACTTAGGAGGTTTGTCAGGAAGTACAGATGCTTTTGGACAATCTTTGGTTGCAAATTTTGATAATCTAAGTACACCAAACGGGCAATTAACTACAGAAGATTTAGGAGCACTTAGCTAGTGGCTTTATCTACAAGACAAGATTTAATTGACTATTGT